AAGAAGGATTTACACCTGAAAAAAACGAATCAAATGTGGCTAAACGACCAACCGATATGCCTAACAACGGTTTTGTAAACAAATAAGAAATGGCAGAAGCATTATTAATAGGAAGAGCAGACATAGTAAAATTCACTGCAATGAATGGAAACGTAGATACGGATTCTTTTATTCAATGGATTAAAACCGCTCAAGATATACACATACAAAATTACTTAGGTACAGACCTATTTGAAAAGATACAAGCTGATATTATAGCAGGTACTTTAACAGGGGACTATTTAAGCCTTGTAAACGTCCATATAAAGCCTATGCTGATACATTGGGCTATGGTTGAATACTTACCCTTCGCTGCATATACAATCGCTAACAAGGGCGTATTTAAGCATTCTAGCGAAAACGCAGAAAACGTGTCAAAAGACGAAGTAGATTACTTAGTTGAAAAAGAAAGAGATTTAGCACAATATTATACAGATAGGTTTATTTCTTATATGAGTTTTAACAATACATTATTTCCAGAGTACCGAAGTAATACAAACGATGATATTAACCCTTCTTACGATTCAAATTTTAGCGGATGGGTATTATAAGAAAAAAGGTAGGTAGCTATAAACCAAAACAAAAGAACATAGAAAAGCTAACTAAATACCTTAAAAAAGTAAATAACAAAAGGATAAAAAATTTATTGTAATAGTATGGCTAAACAAACGGTATTAACAGGAACAAAGGCGAACGATGGTACAGGAGACCAACTAAGGAATGCCTTTATAAAAGTAAATCAAAACTTTGATGAAGTCTACGGAACTAACTTTGTGACAGAAGCAATGTTAAATGATGACATCGTAGGAGCATCTGAATTGAAAGTTACTGGAAATGGAACGGCAGGACAATTATTGTCTTCGGATGGGGACGGAACAATGACTTGGACTGATGCTGCTAGTGGTGGTTATACTGCAGGGTATTATACTGGTGCTATTACTTTTTGGACTGATAAGCAAGTATATGTTTTAGTAAATACAACAGATGTAACGCACACTCTTCCTTCTGTACCTTCGGTTGGAACTTCATTTAAGATGTCATTAAGGTCTCAATTTACAAACACTTTAGGTCGTAACGGTAATTCAATAATGGGATTAGCAGAAGACTTAGTATTGGATGACCTTAGCGCTTCGTTTGAGTTATTTTTTGCAGGTGGAACACAAGGTTGGGTAATAATTGGAGCAAATTAACAATAATTAAAATAAATATGAGTAATTTTTCAACATTTTTTCCTTCTGGCGGTGGTGGCGGTGGTATAAATTCCTACGCACCATTTAAAGTTTTAGTTACAGGCAATCCAGCTGGTTATAATGCTAGCACAGGTTTATATACAAACCCGATTGATAATTCTGTTTGGTTAAAAACAGGAGGAACAATAGATGATACTTTAGGGAATTATCCATCTGCAACAAATCAAACCGATTTCACTTTCACTCAGCTTGTTTCTTTAAGCAGTCCGGCTACTGGCACAAATCCCACCACAAAAATGATTGCAGGGACTGCCTTCAACCAAGATAAATCGGCATTATATGTTGTTTTCGGTTCATATTCATCAACTTCAGCTGCTAATTCTGTTGAAATTTATAAATTTAACACTACTACAGGCGCTCAAATAGGAACTGAAATAGACATTACTTCAGACTGGAATGTTAGTTATACTATTGCACCTATAAAAGGATGTATAGGGCTAGTTGGAGGAACTGAATTATTTATTTCGGGAAGAAGTGCTGGCGGTGTGGATGGAGTTACAGGTTACAATCCAGATACTGGTGCTATTACTACAGCACACGCTGCAAGAAATCAAAGTACAATAATGCTTAATAGTACTACCCAAACCTATCTTAACACTTCCACTACATATTGGGGAACTGACGCAAGTAGTAATATACGTGAAATAGATACAGCAACTTGGACTAGAACAGGAAACGTTATTTCTGCTGGTGCAGCTTCTTATGGAGTTGCTTATGATGGGGTTACTTTTTGGAGTCAAACAGGATTAGCAGGAACTTGGACTCAGCTTGATGGACTTGGGGGGGTAACAGGGAATGTAATAACAAGCTCAACAAATTATCAAGGTGGATTTTCAAGTAGCACAAATTTATGGGCGCCTAAGTACAGTTCTGGATTTGCAGGGCTTAATCAATTTACTGGTGTAATCAAAGTAGGAGACTCAACAGCGAGAACCGATTCAAGTGGTTCGGGGCAACCTTTATTTATCAAACTAAAATAATACTATTATGAGTGAAGAAGTAGAAGAAGTACAAATGACAGAAGAAGAAATTGCAGCAGAAATAATTTGGAGAAACCAAGAGTTAAAAGATACTGATTGGGTAGTAATGTTAGACGACCATCCCGAAAGACCTTTGTATTACAGTTACAGAGCTAGGTTAAGAGATTGGACTGATACATCTGATTTTCCAGACACTAGACCAACTTTGTGATAGAAAGTTCTGCATCTTAATATTATGCAAGATTTAAAAATAAAAGACAAATAATGGCAAACGAAATATACCACCAAAGCAATTGGGGAAGTCCTAAAAAAGACGGTTGGGGGGATTCTTATTTTAATCCTTCAGCAACTAATAAACTATATACACGTTCGGATAATTACGAAAATTCAAATGGTACTGATAAAGCATTAGCTAGTAAGCCAGACACGCAGAGTGTACTTATGACTCCTACCGCTTATAGTGTTGGAAGTATGAATAGTATTTTGCCACCTTATGAAGTATTGCCTACTGAATTAGTTACTAATGGAGATTTTTCTGATGGTTTAAATAATTGGAGTTATCAAGGAGATAGCATTACTATTGTAGATGGTGCGGTAAGACTAAGTAGGGTTACAAATATAACTTTTATACGACAAAATATTTTAACATCTAATAAAACTTATTTAGTTGAGTTTGATGTTTTAGACAAGGTTGATAATAATGGTACTTTTATTGTAAGATTAGGAACTAATAATGTTTATGACGTTTCATCATATGAAGGAACAAGGTTTTCTAAATACATTGTTTCTAATGGAATTGATTTTAGAATTTATTCATCTTCAAATAATGGTGTTATTACAATAGACAACGTATCAGTAAAAGAAGTAAGAAATGCAGACTTCACATTTGATAGAAACAGTACAGCTACAAGAGTAAACAAAGAAGGATTAATAGAAACAGTAGCAATAGACACTCCAAGACTAGACTACCCTTTAATTGATGGAGTAGTACAAAGTGAACCTGCACTTCTTTTAGAGCCGAGTAGGACTAATTTAGTTACTTATAGTGATAAACTAACTGCTACGGGTTGGGGTCCTGCTTCTTCAGGAACAGGAATAGACCCAACAATAACAGATGACTACGGCATATCTCCTGATGGTAGTCAAAACGCATCAAGAGTACAGTTTGATTTAGACGGAGGTACATCATCATCAGATATATCATATATAGTATTTTATTATACCGCAACAGGAGTAGCAACATCCAATAGCGTTTATATGAAGTCTTTAAGCGGTACTGCTGACGTTAGAATAAGATGCGGCTCAACATTTAAAGAAGTCGATGTAACAACAGAATGGCAGAGATTTGACTTAACAGATGGAAGTACTTCAGATAGGATTCAAATTTTATTGTATGGACATTTAAGCAGTCAAACTGCTGACCTTTTAGTATGGGGGGTTCAAGCAGAAGCAGGTTCTTACACTACATCCTACATACCTACATCAGGTTCATCTGTTACACGTTCAGCAGAAACCTGTAATAGCGCAGGAACAAGTGATGACTTTAACGATTCAGAAGGGGTTTTGTTTGCGGAGATAAGTTCAGACAATCCATTAAATGATAATAGAATATATTTATCAGATGGTAGTAATAATAATAGAATATTTATAATTTTAGATAAATCACAATCATCAATAAAAGGATATGTTAGGGGTACTGCTGGTTATGCTTTAGCTATAACTTCAGTAGGATATGACGCATCTTTAAATCATAAAGTTTTGATTAAATATAAATCAAATGATTATTCTTTTTGGATAAATGGTTTTGAAGTAGGTTCTGAAACAGCGTCAACAATATTGCCTTCGGGATTAAATCAATTATCTTTTAACGGAACAAGTAATTACAACCCTTTCTACGGAAAAACAAAAGAAATAGCATACTTCAAAACAGCACTTACCGACAGCGAACTAGAAGCATTAACATCTTGGGATTCATTTAACGATATGGCAACAGGACAATTATACTCAATAAAATAATATGGCAAATACATTTAAATTCGGAAACGGAAACTGGGCAACAAAAGAAGATTCTGTACTTGCTTACAATGACGAGAACAACAACTTTAAACCGCTTCC